CTAAATTTACTCACTTATTAGTAGAGCCTCAGGCTGTACCGATGTTAAGAGAAAGATTTAGAGCAATACAATTAGCAAGAAGAATCCAAGTAGGAGAAAAAATATTTTGTGATTATAAATGTTATGATGGGAGCTCTAAATTTGATACTAAAGAAATGCACGATTTAATCGAAACTATATTAGATATGGCTAGTGAGTGCGGTTTAGATATTGTCTATTGGAAAGATGTTTTAGATTATGAAAGGTAAGAGATGGGAAAGATAAGTCAAAAAGATATTGTGTTAAATCATTTAAGAAAATATGGGAGCATATCAACGATGGAGTGCTATTCAAAATATAGAATAACTGATTTACAACACGCTATATATCTTTTAAGAAAAGAAAATTATAAGATTACTGATGAATGGGTTAGTAGTAAAAATAGTCTAGGCTGGGCTAATAAATATAAAAAATATACTTTAGTTGAAGATTAAACTTGGAGGTAATATGAACGAAGAAAAAGAGTATATAAGTACACTTAAGAAAAATATAGAAATTGTTGAGCACTACGGAGCAAAAGAGCAAATGAATATATGGATTGAAGAAATGAGTGAACTTATAAAAGTGATTTGTAAATGGTCGAGAAAATATGACAAGTTAGAGGGAGATTTAACACCTCAGTTAATAGCTGATTTTTATGAAGAAATTACTGATGTCACAATTTGCTTAGACCAAATGAAATATATCTTACATTTTAAAGAAGACGATTTAATGAAAGAATATAAATTCAAAGTCGAAAGACAATTAAAAAGAATTGCTGGTGAAATTGATGAGTGAGGAAGAAATTAATAAATTAAGAACTCGTTTACAATTAGCTGAAGATAGCAATAGAATTTTAGTTCAAAAATTAAAAGACAAAGAAAAAGATATGAAGTTAATAAATAATTTGTATCTAAAAGAAAAAGAAAAAATAAATAAAATTTATAATGTTGTATCTTCTAATAAAATAACTGAAGAAAATTATTTGAAGATGGTTGAATGGATAAAAAGTGTAATTAAGGAGGAAACAAAATGAAAATAATTATGATTTTAATAAATGTAGTATGTTTAATTATTGTAATAAAAAGCACTATATCAATTTTTAAAACTGATAGAGAAATGACTAAAATGTTTAAAAAATTTGATGAAGATTTTATTAAAAAAATGAAAGCTTTAACTCTACACTTAACAAGTGAAGAAGCGTTAGAGTTAATACACGAAGTTGTAGATATTCCTGAAAGATTTTATTTAGGTGTTAATAGTCAAGATATATTAGAAGTCACTTTATTCTTAAGTGATAAAGAAATGCCAAAAGAAATGGGTAAATCTATACAAACTTTTAACTTAGAAAGTTATAGACCTAGTGAGTTAATAAGTTTTGGAATCGAATTAAAAAAATATATAGCTGAAAAGGTATATAAAAATGAATTGTGATATTTGGAATGAGTGTATATTTGACTTTAGAGAAATACCTGTAAAATGTGATAATTGCGGAAGTGATAAAGTTAGATATACCTCTAACAAAGAAGTTTACGGGAGAGTGTATGGTAATGGTGGCTGTTATTTATGTGATGATTGTAAAGCTTATGTTGGCGTACACGATACCAAAAGTAAAAAGCCATTAGGAAGATTAGCTAATAAAGAATTAAGAGAATTAAAAATGGCTTGTCACAGGAAGTTTGACCCATTATGGAGAAACACTAATTTTAAAAGGACGGATTGCTACGGATATTTAGCAAATAAATTAGGATTACACCTAAGAGAAACACACTTCGGTTGGTTTGATAAAGAATATTTAGAAAGAGCTCTATTCGTATTAGATAATACGACTTATAAAGATATTAGTGAGTATATAAGGTCAAGAAAATGTTAGAAGAAACTATTGAACTTCTAACAAGACAAATGTTAGAAGATGTATTTAATGATAAAAAGAATAATCAAAAAACAATGATAACAATTAGTAGAGCTGATTTATATAAATTTTGTATTAAATTAGTGAAATTAATAAAACGAATTGAGGATATGGAGGAATAAAAAGTGAATCATAGAGAATTAGCAAGAGAATATTATAAAAAATGCGGAATTACTTATGAAGATATTACTATGAATAGTTTATATAAATTAATACAGCTATTAAACAAAAGAATAGTTGAAGCTGGTAGTTGTATGATTATGATAAATGAGCCTAAATTAAAAGGCGTAAATAGAAACATCATATTTAAAAATAACAAATTAGTATTTGCTGAAATTAGAGTAAAAGGAACTTATTTTGATGATAGAGAAGCAATAACTTTTAATGAAGATGGTTTTATAGGATTATGTGGTTGGGCTGATGGTTATAATTTAACACCTTTTATTATGGGTTTTAAGGATTGGTGTGATTATATGAAAAACAAAGTAGGTGATGATTTTGAATGATATAAAAATAAGAATAAAAGATAAAAAAACGGGAGAAAAATCTTCACCTGTATCAATCGAAGAATTAATATTTAATCAAAGTGAGATTGAATTTGTATTTGATGAATTTGATACTGATAGTTTTATAGGAGAATTTCCAACGCAAATTCCTTACAAAGACTTCCTATTTTTTAAAGATGATTATGAAGTTATTATAGAGGTAAAAGGAGAACAAATATGAGTATTTATATAGGAAATAATAATAAAATTAAAAATTCAATAATTGGAAATAATCAAAATATATTATCACTAATAAAAAAGGGAGATATTATTACTTATGATTGCGGTAGAGTAAATTTTGTAAATAAACCTTTTAAATATCAAATGTATTTTGATAAAAATATGTATAATTCAACTTTAGATTTAAGAATAGTTAAGATTCAAAGATATGTTAAAATTTTAGGGTTTTATAAATTAAAAACTATCTATAGTAGGTTAAAGGGAGAATAATTATGGAGAAAAAAACTATTGAAATTAAACATTTAAAATCAAAAGAAGAATATATAAAAGAGTTAAAAGAAATTCATAATGAATTAGGTGTATCAATAGCAACTGATACTTTAATTAAAAGTGATATGGAATTATTAACTAGAGCTGATGAATTGTTGGTGTTATTAACTTTTATGGGTGGATTAAATGATTTAAAAGGTGATTCCAATGAAAATATATAGAATAAAAACTGAAGATTTTTTATATGTAAAAGCTATTGTTTTTGAAACAAACCCATTTTCAATAGAAATGATACCAACTATTGATATAACTGAAGCGGGTTGGTATGAAGAAGATAAAGCTAAAAGATATTGTGAAGATTTAAACAATAATAAGTTATATAAAGAAAATGATATAAAGTTTATATTGGAGGAAGTTGTAAGATGATAAAAAAATTAAAAGATATATTAAATACTTATACCGATACTGAATTAGAAGAAATGGATTTATGGGTAAACTCCGATTTTAAGGTTGATAGTATCTTAGTAGAGGATTTTTGTATAAATCTATTAAGTGAAGACGCTGAGATAACAATTAATGGTAGGATTGATAAAGAAAAAACTGAAGATTTTAGCCAATATGATAATCCTAAAAGAAATGATGAAGTGAGTGTGGGATAATGCAAGTTAATGATGTAGTACAATTTAATGAGAATCATAAATGGCGTGGCTCACTAGGGATAATAGGAGAAGTTAAAATTTGCGGTGATGATATTAGATATATGGTAGGAGTAGCAATACCTCAACAGGGAACAGCTTTTATATATGTTATGCAAAGTGAAAATGCTATTGAATATATAGGTAAAGCTTTATTAGTTATGAGAAATGGTGAAGCCAATGAATGAATTAATATTAACTTATAGTGGAGCTAGAATAAATATAAATTTAGGTTTTGCAATAGCATTAATTCAAAAACATTTTGATAATAATGAAGAAGAATTTAGAACTATTTGTGAAACTTTAATAAATAAACTATTTGAAACCGGTGAAGATGAATTAGCTAGATATATTCAAGCTCAGCTATTTCCTAATACAGGGTGGACTCCTCAAGAGGTAGAATAATGATACCTAAGTTAGCAAAAGGCGGAGTAATAAAACCTCCAATTAAACCTGTTAGACCTATGGAAGATGTATTTAGTATATTTATGACTCAACAAGAAATGATTTTAAAAATAGAACACCAAAAGAAAGTAATAGATAGATTATCAAGAAAAATTCAAAGAAAGAATCAAGAATATAGAAAATTAAAAGCTAAGAAAATGCCACCTACTTTATATGGTAGAGAAGTAATAATTGTACCTGATAGTAAAGCAAAAGATATTATGATAGTAAGTAAAGATATTTTTGATATAGGTGAAATAAAATGACGAAATTAACATTTTATGTAAGAAGTTATAAAGAACAATGCCATTGTACTATAGATTGTTCTAATAAAACTTTTAGCACGGATTTAGAAGCAATTTTATATCACACAACAAATAGAAGAAAGTTAAAAGCGGGATTTTCCTGTTATGAATTAAAAAATATTGATGAATTAAAAAATTTAGTTAGATGTTTAAGAATGAAAGAATTTAAAGAAGAAGATTATTTTAAGGAGGAAGAAAATGTTTGATGTATGTATAAAAAGTGATTATGCTGTATTAAACACTAAAGACTATGGATTCTATTATGGATATGAATTTGATAGAAAAGAGTGTGAATGTGGAGAAAGTATAGATATATGGGGATTTGAGGTGACTAAAGGTAATAACTCAATTTATAGAATAAATGCTGAAGAAATGAAAAAGAAAATCAATAGAAATATTGATACCGGTGATTGTGCTGAAATGTTAATCTTAGGAATTGGATTATGGCTAGATGGAGGCTTAAATGAAAATAACTAAACCTAAAACTAATCAATTATTATTAGAAGATGATTGTTTTAAAAAGTTTAAATTAGATGTAGAATCTAAAACCGGATTAAATGAAAGCATTTATAATAAATTTTATGAGGGTGTGGTATTAGCATATAGACTTCAAAATATGGACGCAAGTAAGCAAATGTTTTTTGGTAGCCCAGCTTCTATTATGACCTTAATGTGTAGTTGTATAGAAAGCTTAATAGTAAATAAATTAGTAAGTGAAAAACAATTAGAAGAACTAATAGATGAAATAAAAGAAAACGCTAAAAGAAGAAAGGGGAAATGAGCTAGTGAACGAAGAAGAAAAAAATGAAATAGTAAAGCAAGTCTTAAACGAATTAAAAAGTAAAAAGTTATTAAATAATCCTAAGTCAGCTTATAACAATACTGAAAAGATATTATATAGTTTAAATGTATTACCTGAAGCAATTAAACTTATTAAAGAAGAAATAAATAAATTAGAAGATGAAGCAAAAGAGATTCCATCATCTCCGGCTAAATCAAGTACATTAGTTATTCACGAGGGAAATAATACTTATAATTATGGTGATGAAACTTTAGCAACTAGAATAAGTGAATTAAAGCAAATAGTAGTTAAAACTAATTCACAAGTTAGATTAGTTAAAGAAGCATTAAAGAAGTTTGAAGAAGATGAATATTATCCTATAATTGAAGCAATCTATTTAGAAAGAAAAACTTATAGTGAAATAGAAGATGAGTTCGGTTGGGCTGTTGGAACAATTAGCAAACATCGTAAGAGATTAATTAATAAGTTGAAAGTATATATATTTCCTAACACTTTTATGAATGAATTAGGAGATTAGTTGACAAGCGTGAAAATAGCGTGAAAATGTCGTGTCTTTACTTGTGAAATATAAATGATATAATATAGTAAAATGAAATAATTATGATAGACAATGAATTGAATGTCATAATTATTTTTATTTTGTTTTAAATTATGAGTAAGTAGCTTAATCGGTAAAGTGTTGGAGTGTACACATAAGAATCTACAATGGTTAAAGGTTCGAGTCCTTTCTTACTCAAAATATGAGCTGACAAAGGCGGATATATATTTATGAGATATATATCGGTGGTGCAAATCCACCTCAGCTCGTCCTTTTTATTCTTTTTATTCGTTGATGTTATCAACAAAAAAGAGCGGAGCTAGAAGATAGCTCCTTTTGTTTTGAATGAAAGTGGGTGATAAGTATGATTGATATAATAGCAAGTATAATAATTTTAATTTTAGAAATAGTCTTTTTAGCTGTCGTGCTTATCCTCAATAATATAGATGAGTTTTTAGAATGGCTAGATAAGAAAGTAAATAAAAGGTAGCTTATGCAAGAAAAGGATACAATCGGGTTGTGTATGAGATATAGTGAATCTTGCAAACTATGTCCTAGAAATAAAAAGTGTGAAGAAGAATTAAGAGAAGAAGCCATTAAAAGAAGACGAGGTGATAAAAGTGAAAGTAAGCGTGTTAGGAACAAAGTACGAAATAATAAAAGACGCAAACACGGAAGAATATCCTAAATTAAAAAATTGTGATGGATATACTGATTTTAGTATTAAAAGAATAGTTGTTGCTGATTTTGAAAGAGATGAAAGTAGCGTAGAAGATTTAGAATGGTATAAGAAGAAAGTTCTAAGACACGAATTAGTACACGCTTTTATCCACGAGAGCGGATTAGCTGAGAATTGTAGTTGGGCTAGAGATGAAGTATTAACTGATTGGGTAGCTATGCAATTTGAAAAGATGTTAGGAGTATTTATAGAATTAAAATGTATTGATTCTATAGGTATTGATATAAACAATATTGGAGGTGATGGATAATGACCTCACTAAGTAATAATCAAAAGTTATTTTGTCAAGAATATCTAAAGTTAGGTATGAATGGTACACAGGCTTATTTAAAAGTATATAAGAGTTGTAAGAAAGAAGAAACAGCTAGAGCCAATGCTAGTAGATTGCTAACAAATGCTAACATTCAAGAGTATATTAGTGAGCTACAAAAAAAGGTCGAAGAAAAGGCTGTAGTTAGTATTGAAATGATTGTTGATGAATTAACAGCTATAGCATTTACTGACAGAACACAAATATCAGCTAATGTTCGTAATAGAATCTTACTACAAGAGGAAGACGGAACTAAAAAAGAATATTTTGAAGATAATGTTATATTTAGGGAAACAAGTGAGTTAGATGAAAGAACTAGAAAAGTTATAGCTGGATATAAGAAAACACAATCAGGTTTTGCTGTAGAAACTTATGATAAGATGAAAGCGTTAGAATTGCTAGGTAAGTATTTAGGAATGTTTAAAGATGACGCACCAACAATTAATAACAATATTATTAATCCGTATGCTAATTTAAGTGAAGAAGAATTGAGGAAATTAGCTGGTGATTCGTGATGATTCCGGAATATATAAAGCAACAAGCTAGATATGAATTAGCTAGGCGTAGCTTTTGGGAATATTGTAAATTAAAAGCTCCTGACTTCTATATGGAGAGTAGGACTTACTTAAAAGAGTTTTGTAATCAATTACAAGACTTTTTAAATAGTGATAAGAAAGTAATAGTTATAAATATGCCACCTAGACACGGAAAGAGTAGAACACTAACACTATTCGTTCAATGGTGTTTAGGAAAAAATGCAAGTTATAGAATAATGACAGGTAGTTATAACGAGATATTATCAGGTACTTTTGCTAAAGCTGTAAGGGACGCTATACAAGAAGAAGACGGGATATTTAGTAAAGTATTTCCTAGTGTAAAGATTAAATATGGTGAAGCTTCTATGAAAAAATGGGCTTTAGATGGAAGTGAGCAAGCAAATTATTTAGCAACTTCTCCTAAAGGTACAGCTACAGGTTTTGGTTGTAATTTAATGATAATAGATGATTTAATCAAAACTGATAAAGAAGCTTATAATGAAATATTATTGGAAGAACACCAAAATTGGTTTACTAATACTATGTTATCAAGAACTGAAACAGGTTTTAAAATAATAATAGTTATGACTAGATGGGCTACAAATGATTTAGCTGGATTCATATTAGATAGATATGAGGGAAATGTAATACACATAAACTATAAAGCTGTTCAAGATGATGGCTCTATGTTATGTGCTGAAGTATTAAATAAAGAAGAATTTGAGTTTA